ACGTGGGGGTTGGTGGTGACCTGAGGGGCATACTCCCAGCAGAGGTTGCGGAGGTCGTTGAACTCGAGGTTGATACGCACCTCGTGGTACTGGAGGGCGATCAGGGGGAGGGCAAGACCAGGGTTGCGGCAGAACCAGAACTGGAGAGGGATGTAGAGAGTGTACTCGGGGGCACAGTTCTGGATCTCCTCAGAGGTGTTGGGCTCACCAGCACCGCAGTCACCATCACAGGCAACACCACCCTGCTGGATGATGTTGGTGAGCTTGGGGACGTTACCAACCATCTTGGCGTAACCGGCCTGCTTACCGGGCTCCTGGGTGAGCTCGTTCCAGATGTGGAGCCAGTCACCATAGTGCTTATCAATGCGCTGACCACCGATCTCGAGCTCAACGGACTTGATGAGGAGGTGACCAACCCAGTTGAGCCAACGGAACTGGGCACCAGAGCCGTCAGAGGCGAGGAGGGTTACCTGGGGGAGAGTGGCCTGGAGGTACATACGGTGGATCAAATCACCGTTACGCTGGATGGTACAGGTGACCTTCTTACCCCAGTTGGGGGCACCGTTGAAGGGGTTCTCAATGGACTCCATAGCGAAGTTGGTGTGACGACGGTACACGACCTTGAAGAACGTAATCTGAGGGTTACCAGTAAGGTAAACATCCTGAGCGCCATAAGCGACGAGCTGCATAAGACCACCACCTGTCATTTGTTATATCCATAGCAAACAAAAAAAATTCTGGCCGCCAGCTTTTTTGTGCGTTTTAGCCGGAGATAGGATCATTAAATACAACACTTAAAAATAGGATTAACGCTTGTATAGATATGAGCGTTCAAAAAACAACTCTTGATGCTATCCATAACGAGTTTCTTAACGAAGTTAAACGTGAGGGTGTTCCATTAAAAGACTCAGAAAAAATATTTGACTATTATTTGAAGACGGGTAATATTCTCTTTAACTATTACGATATACAGGACAAGATTGCTAAAGGTAACACTGAAGGGCTGAGTTCAAAGAAGAGGCCGGGGTCTATTTTTGAGGCATTAGAACAGGCCTCTGAGCCAGTATCCACCATTACAAAAACAGTTAGCATGCCGCCAACCAAAAATCGTGAAAAACTATTAGATGAGTATTTACAGATTGTAAATCCTGAGATGGCAAAGGCCGGCATCGATGAAATTGACAACAATTTTGGAGAATGCCTTCATTGTGGTGCCGAAATGATATTAAGTACTAATGAGGCCTATTTGGCCTGCAACTTCTGTGGTCATCAGCTCCCACTTCTTCTTGACTCTGACAAGCCGAGCTACAAGGACCCTCCTCGTGAAGTCAGTTATTATGCATATAAACGTATTAACCACTTTAATGAATGGTTGGCGCAGTTCCAGGCAAAGGAGTCTACAGATATTCCTCAGGAGGTATATGATGCAATACTCTTAGAGTTGAAGAAGGAGAGGATTGTCAATATCAGTACACTGAAACAGACAAAGCTTCGTGAAATTCTCAAAAAGCTGAAGTTGAATAAATATTATGAGCACACTGCACATATTCTCAACCGTCTTAATGGTCAGAACGCACCAGTAATGAGCCGTGACAATGAGGAGAAGTTGCGATTTATGTTTAGAGAGATTCAGCCAAGTTTCCAGGCACATAGACCCAAGGACCGCAGCAATTTCCTGCATTATCCTTATGTATTGTATAAGTTCTGTGAGCTATTGGAGCTGGATGAGTTCTTGCCGTGCTTCCCACTCCTCAAAAATCGTGACAAGTTGTATGCACATGATAAGATTTGGCAGAAGATATGCCAAGACCAAGGATGGCAATATATACCGACTCTCTAATACTCATCTTATCTTATATTATGAAACGCATATTAATCCATAATCTTCTCAATCCCTAAAGGATCTCTCGAGCGTATTCTCGAGCGTGCCAAAAATCCAGCCAGATAGCCTGCTGCAAACTCCGCAATCTTCCTGGCGGTATGTAAGGGATTGTTTCCCTTCTTGATCTCGAGTGAGAAGAGGAAGAATCGTATATTAAATGTTAACTGTAGGAACTGATAGGCTAAGAATAGAAGTCCTAATAGAGGATACCATACAGTTATGAAGCCGGTAATAATATGTGAAAGTGTATAAATAAATGGTTTATCGTACACTTGCATCTACAATGGTTTTAAAATATCTATTTAGATGTTCTGCGTCTACGACGATGAACTCTGTTCTTTGTTCTACGACGACGTCTACCACCAGCTATTCTGTAGCTATTCATCTTTGCACGTATGGCACTAACTGTAGCATCTGTAATCTCTGGGGCATATGCATCAATAGTTCTTGGGTCAGGTAATGGTGATTTTGCCAATTGAAGCACCTGTTTTTGCGCACTTCTACAAATATCCTCATAGAAAGCCTTCTGTAATATTTTTCTACTCCCTGCATTATTGTTGTTAATTGCCTTTGCACAAAGTTCAGTAACCCATGGTGGTGTGTTGTATGCGGCTATAATAGTTGGATCTGTAATAGAACCATCAAGTATTCCCAATTTGTAAAAGCGGGTACCAGAGGCATATGCAATTAATTGATTATGGCGAACATTCCCAAAAGGTAGTTTAACCTTTTCAGTGATATTTCCTATTACTGATTCAAATGGAATAAAAAGGAGATGTAATAGTTTTAGATATTTCATATAACTATCAAAATATTCTGTTAAAGATTGTGGACTCTCTATCTTTGCAGTTGTTATATATATAATAATGCCTGGGCTCGAACCGCCATCTAAATTAATTAAAAATTCATCATCTGGCCGAAGATTTTGAGGGCGCCCTGGAAGACAGACCTTCATTTTGTAAATTCCATTTTTTCCTAATTGTGTCGTCATTGCAAATTTAATTGTTTGAAAAAATGTCCAGAAAAGATACTCTGGTCTTGGACATAGATGTATCTTAAAGTCATCCTTACTTGCATATGCCGGCGAAACACTAACATTATTATAAAACATATAGGGCTGCGGAGGGTTGCCACCCCCTTGTACCCATTGTGCACCCTGTAATTGAAAGCCGGCGACTCTATAGGGCTGTCCAAAATTAACTAAACGTAACATTGTTGGATTATTATTTAATATTGCTTCAATGTACTGTTGAAGTGAATGAATATAGTCGCTATTGTTTTGAACTCGGACTGAACCATCGGAATTTGGCAAGGTTGTTTGTAAATTTAAATATGCATTTAATGGTAAACCTGTATTGCCTGGAATGATATTCCCATTGATATCACATATTTGTAGGTGTTGATATGGATGCCAGGCAATTGGAATTTCGGAGTTCCATGCAGCAAGTGCACCATTTACTACTGCTGCTTCAAACTCAGGGTCTGGGCGTTTATAAAGAATATAACCATCACTCATATAGGTTGTTTCAAGTGAAACAATCGGTCGTTCCTCAGAACTAAACCCTATAATAAATATCCCAGCTACAGCCATATCTTTTTCCTTGTTAGATTACAATTATATAGTAATTATTATATAAATTAATATGTAATTGTTTGAAATATTAATAGCTATATGCTAATTAAATCCCTCTGGTGTAGCGTATTTACGCTTAACCACTCTGGTATAACCACGCATGGAGGATTCACCAAAAACGTTGTTTTTGGTTTATCACCCTACGCTTGGTGTAACGTAACTTCGTTACGTTTAACCACTCTGGTGTAGCGTTATGGAGTTACGCTTAACCACGCATGGGGGACTTGCGAGAAACTGCGTTTCTCGCTCATCATACCCCATCCTGGTATAACCCGACTATGTCGGGTTTAACCACGCATGGGGAAGCCAACGAGGTTGGCACCGAGACCGAAGCCGGCACCCTGGCGAGCAGTAACACCGATGCCGGGCGAGACGAGGTCAAGGAGGATGAACACCATAGCAGCAGTCACACCAAGAGCGAAGACCTCACCGAGGTTGAGCTTCTTGGAGGGGATGAGCATGGCTGCAAACGCAACAGTAAGACCCTCGATTAAATACTTAACAACACGAGAGATGAGATCACCAACAAAGCCGTCCATTGTCTATATCCATAGCTAAGAAAAAAACACGCCAAATTCGAATTCCAAAGAGCGCTTAAACATATAATGTTTACACTAAATAGAGATGTCCCGTGCCGTACAACCCACCCGTGAGGATTTTTTGGATGAGGATCCGGAGATTGCCAGCCAGAAGTATGTTCTTCTGAGTTTCATCAGTCCTGAGAAGATTCTTCAGACCAAGGATAAGTTTTTCTTTGAACGTTTCATTAAGGACTATGAGATTCAGTACAAGTTGAAGACTCTTGAGCAGTTCCTTGGTAACACTGTTCTGCAGTTTAACCGCAAGCTTGATGAGGCAGCTGACAACCTGCTTAAGGGTGGTGCCGATGCAGCTCTTATTGATAGTATCCGGGCTGAGCGCATTCAGGTTGATGGTGTAATGGAGCAGTTCCAGGACTATGTTAAGAAAAACAAGAAGGAGATTAGCCGTGTCTCCATTGACGAGGATTACAAGGATTTCCTCTTCCGTCATGAGCAGAAGCTGGAGGAGGAGTTTTTTGAGAAGAATGGTTCTCAGACCAGCATGCGTGGTCTGAAGGTGCGTGGTGTCTATGCAACCACGAAGGAGGCTGAGGTTCGTGCCAAGAAGCTGGTGCGCAGTGACCCCATTCATAACATTCTGGTTGGTGAGGTGGGTAAGTGGCTTCCTTGGGACCCCAGCCCCAATTCTATCCAGGAGCAGGAGTATGCTGAGGACCAGCTCAATCAGCTCATGAAGAGCTACAAGCAGAATGAGGAGAATGTAGACAACTTCTACAAGGAGAAGGGGGTTAAGCGCAATAAGCAGCAGATTCAGGGCGTGCCTGTAACTGATACTGGTGCTAATACGGGCGGTGAACATGATGGTCTTTTTGGAGCAACTGATCTTGCACTCCAGCGCAAGGTTGAGGCACAGCTTGCCGCTGCAGTTGGTAAGGTTGAGGAGAAGATTGTGGAAAAGGTTGAAAATCGTATTGAGGAGACCGCTCCTGTTGCCACCGCTGCTACTGAGGCAACACCTGCTGAGACAACTCCTGAGGTAAAGCCAGTTGAGACTACTGCAGGTGGATTAACAGATACAATTAAGTCTGTATTTGGGATGTTTAGTAAGTAAATAGAATAAATCAATATATATTATTGAATAATAACAGTTGATTTATATACCTGGTTGGGCAAGCTGTACGCAGCCACGGCTGGCGCCGCTGCAGAAAGAGCCTTCAGGGCAGGGCTTGCCGCTGCTGTCACTGCGACAAGGGAGGAAGGCGGAGTTGTAGTAGGCATCTGGCTTCATGCCGCCGGGCAGCGTAATACTCTCGCCAATGTCAACAAAACCTGCACGCATCCCAACACGACTGAGAATCATGGGAACAACAATCATGGCAACTACCGCTAAAATCAGTAGAGTTGTTATAGGTAAAGCACGACCTCTCTTAAATACCATTTCTTCTAATAGTCGACACTAAAAGTTACGGAAAGACTGGAAGGCCACTGCTCTTAGGGAATGCAGGCGGAGCATTAACAGCACAATAACCATTAATGCATTTCATACCATTAGGGCAAGCCGGAAATTCAACGCCACAGCGAGGGGCATTAGTACCATATGCACTTCCATTAAGGAAACCCTCCATTGTACGGTAATTCATATATAAAAGTCCACCAATAACAACAATAAAGAACAGTATCATTCCAATCTCAAACAACTGCATGCTCTAATAGTAGATTGTTTTACTGTGTACGTCTTACAGTTATACTGGGTCCCTTCAAACGACGGGCAGCTCCAGCATCATATCCATTACCACCACCCTGCTCCTGCTGGAAACTCTCTTGCGACATCTGCCAAAACTGCTGCGCTCCAATACGGAAATCAGCATGCATATCGGCCTTGTACCAAAATACAGAGTCCTCCAACTTATTACTCTGTGTATTATTATTAATCACTAAGCATTCATAGTTTTGCGTACACTGGTCCATCACCTGACAGAAAAACTCAAATGACGGGAATGCCGCCCCATAGTTCTTGTAAATACGCTCTCTATTTGTCTGATAAGGCTCTCTTAAGATAAAGACATAGTCTACATTAGTACGTAATGCGGGTTGAATACCGAGGGGGTACTGCATAGTAATTAAGAAAAACACCTTTACGTGACGGCCGTTCATGAAAAGATACTGAATATTACGGTCATGGGCCCAACTGTCATCGTACATACAGTCATCTAAAATTAAGAAGGCCCTGGGATCAATACGACTCTGGCGCCCCTCTTGCTGCTCCTTCTGGATTTGGGCAACAACTGAGCGCTGTCGCTTAACAAAGTTGGCCAAAATGACCGGATTGAATTCATTATGAATAAAAATGGGTGGTACAAGTTTACCGTAGAAACCGTTACCCTCCTCGGTACCGGATATAACAGTTCCTATAGGTAGATTTTGATGGTGATACAAAAGATCCTTTACAAGTGTACTTTTACCTGTACGACGACGCCCAATGAAAACACAAACAGCGTCCTGAGGAATGTTCCTCATATCAAACTTTCGCAAATTAAGCGACATACCCTGACCTGCCATAACTGTTAGAACAACAAATTATCGCAGCGTTTGCGCTGCCGCACTATGCGCCGCATGAGCAACTTAGAGATTTGTCGGATGATTAGAAATGAAGATGAAACTCAGTCCAGAGGACATTCTTGATACAGCTCCCCTGTCGGAGGGTATTGTATCATATCTTAATGCATCCGGCATACGTAATACACAGCGTTACCATGGTTGTATAAGACGGTTTGCAAGTGCCAGTACATTAACCCTTAACAGTGGATTCAAGACAGACGCTAATTGTATTTCTATTATTGGTGAACCAGATACAACCAATAAACGTATATGGCATGGGGAACTTAAAGGTAGTGAGCAGCCGGTGAAGATTTACAG